TTAACTTACTGATTTTAATAAGCCTCTGGTGTCACTTTGGTGACTATGGGGCATCATTGGGACATAATCTGTCAGCTTCTGATTCAGCATTGCGATCTGTTCTGCATTGCTGTCAGTCATCCATGCTCCGTATACATTGAATACCATCTGGGCACTTGCATGGCCCATCTGGCTGGCAATGAAGCTTGGGTTTGCTCCGGCAGATAATGACCAGCACGCATAAGTGTGTCGTGACTGGTATGCCTTTCGATGCCTGATCCCTGCACGCTTAATGGCTGTTTCCCATGAGTCACCTACAGAATCGACTTTGTAGACAAAACCTACCTGTTCGCTTTTTCTAACCACTTGAGGGTTAAACACGAAAGTACATTCATGGTTCACTGAACGTCCATATTCACGTAGTTGCACCTTGATGTTGTACTGCTTACCCAGTCTTGTCATTTCAGCCTGATTTTTCAGGACACTGATAGCGGGCTGGATAAGGTGCACAACCCTGTTTGTGCTTGCTTCAGTTTTCGGTAGAGTGAACTCACCAAGTTTCGTATAATTGCGCCTGATGGTAATTGTTCCTGCCTTCAGATCGATATCTTCCCAGGCCAGGGAGACCAGTTCACCGTGACGCATTCCTGTGTACACAGCCAATGACCACAGGTTTTTCGTCTGCTGATGTCGGCAAGCATCTATCAGGCGAATAAATTCGTCACGAGTTAGCGGATCTGGCTCTGCCCTGGCTCTTTTAAGAGGCTTAATTCCCTGGAAGGGATTTGCTTCTAAGTAACCGTGATCTGCAGCAAACTGAAACATTCCAGCGATTGTCGTCATGTAATAATTTACAGTAACGACGCTCCGTCCTTTTGCTGCTGCTTTGTTTTTCGTTGAATTCTGATACCCGGTCAGCAAATCTTTCCTGATATACAGCAATTCCTCTTTGGTTACCGATGACACCAGTTTACTGCCTCCAATTTTCGGAACCATCGTTCTTGCAACGGATTCATAGCGATTGAATGCATTTGCAGAGATTTCCATTCGTTTCAGATCCAGCCACTTTTCTTCAAGTTCCTTCACCGTAATTTCTTTTTTACTTACCCCAAAAGCCTGAAGGTTGGGGGAGTCAGGGAACTGTGCAGCATAATCAAAGCTTCCTGTGCGGATGGCAAAACATACTGATGTCCGCAGTTCCCCGGCGATCTTCCTGTTCTTGGCAGTGTCAGGGACACCAAGATTTTCCCTGACACGTTTACCTTTAAAATTAAACCAGATGCGTAATGTGCCGCCGTGGTTTTCGACGCCTGTTGGATATTTGACTTTATCCATCGATACCTCCAGACGCCCAAGAGCGATACGAGCTTACATATTTCATGATATTAAATCACCTGGGTTGTTTGTTTTTCATTGAGGCGACCCAGGCATCTATTGCTTTTCTGTTATACATACATTCACTGGAAGGCTTTGGATTACCGTCTGGTGATACGTGAATATACTCTCTTCCAACCATCCAGCATTCTTTCCGGGCCCGAAGAATTGTGCCTGGTTTGAGCCCGGTAATTGCGATAAGAACGCTTTCACAAACCCATTCATTGGGAGCCAGTTGAATCACATTGCCCATGTATTACCTCACACAACACTCAGCCCACGGCAGTGGCACCACACTTCAAACATTCGTTTCACAATTTCACGACAGTAGAAGCCGTCAACATCTCGCGTCAGGTCATAGCGATTGCCGTAACGCTGGCGCACCCATAGCTCAAACGCTTTATTCATTCTTTACTTCCTTTTCATGGCCCGTAATTTTTTCAGATGAGCCTCCTGCTCTGTTTCTGCCAGAATTTGTCGGTATTCCTGGTGATCAATCCGTTCAAACAGTTCATTGAAATCGTTTATTTTTACTGACTGTGTTCGCCCATCAATTCTTCTGTACAACACAGTGTTGTTTATGCAGCGAATAATTATTACCGGGTAACCGGCACTGTCGGTATACAGTTGTCCCTGATTAATCAAAGCGAACATTTTTTCTCCTGCTCTCTGAATAGTGAGAACTTCAGAGCCGTATGTTTGTAGCGGGTTCAATACTGATAATTTCTGCTGAGATAAGCATCCCGGCAAGCCAGAGCTCTCCGGACAGGTCTTCATCCTGGCATGTCAGTTCGCCAATATTAATGGTGGCCATGATATCTGTTTCCCCTGTACGCTCATCCTCGACTTCTTCATAAGGCAGCGTTGCGTACAGGCTTTCAATAGCGCAACTGATAACATCGAGTCCGGTCAGGTTGCCACCGACAGTGACTTCGAATGTTTCGCGGTATTCCCATTGCCCGAAAGTTAATCGAACGGTTTGTTTCGCCATGCGTCCGCATGACGTCAGATTTGGGTCATAGTTCATTATTTGCGGTTGAGTATTATGAGTGTTTATCTGCTTTTCCCTTAGCCCGACGGCCTGCCGGGCATATTAAGTTATTTAACCTGGATAAATGGTGTATTGGCACCGCTGGTCATGTATTGCGGCAGCGTGCCGTTCCATTTATTGATGGCTTCCAGCTCCATAACACCGGGGTTCTGACGCAGAGCTTCACCGCGTAAACGAATAGCATCGGCTTCAGCCTGGGCTTTTGTGCGAATCGCATCAGCCTGTCCGGCAGCTTCCGCGCGCAACATGTTGGCTTCCGCTTCGCGCTGTTTTACTTCCTGCTCGCGTTGCAGAGTTTTCTGGTTCGCCGTGACTTTGGCATTAATGCTGTCGATAACAGTAGGCGGGTACTCCGGCTTACCCACATATGAGAGGCTTATTACCTGAATACCGATGGGCGTCATTTCTTCCTGAATGTCTTTAAGAGCTGCATCCAGCAGCTCAGACTTGCCGCCGTCGATAAATTTGTCGGTGGTCATTTTGCTGGCCAGTCGGTTGAGTGCGTCGGCTATCTTCTGGCGCAGGTCGGTGTCGGTAATGTCGTCCACGCCTTTGCGGTAGGTCTGAAAGACTGTGGTAACTTTGGATGGATCAACCTTGTAGGCTACTCCGATGTGGTAACCAATGGTTGTTCCATCGCTCATCTGGAAACTGAATGGATCATCGTAGGTCTTCATCTGCTTAAAGGTCGGGAAGATATAAACTTCAGTGTTCCAGCCTGTCCAGTAGCGACCAACACCGACCACTTCACCGACGCCTTTGTCGTCGCCAAGTTTGTTGACTTTGATGCCCACATTACCAGGCTCAACACGATCACAACCGACAAGGCCAATGGCAGGCAGAACAATGGCTAAAGAAAAAATAATTTTTTTCATCTTTTATCCTTAGTGAAAGAAAGCCCCTTATAAATGGTATAAATACATGGCGGGGTTAGAAACGTCAGTGCAAAGCCAGAAATCACCGCTACCGTATCCTTCATTGATATCAGAAACGGGACGAGCAATCCGTAAATACATGCGATAATTGCCAGTGATATAACTATTCTGAAATAAATGTTCATGGTCCTCCTGCTGTATTCAGCTTGCCTTATTTAATTGCGTCATGGTTAATTTCGTTTACGTCAGAATGGTTTTGTTGCCATCAGTTCGTAATATCCGGCGCTCCATGTGTCATATTTTCTGAACCATTTTTCTGTATACTGTTTCCTGGCGATGAGTCTGCGCAGTCGTCTGATTGTTCGCTGGTGTGCGCGGGTGTACTCTGTGGTTGATTCTCCACGTTTCCATATTTCATTCCCGTTGAAGATAAAACGCTTGTCAGGATGGCGTTGTCGGAATCCTGAACGTTCAAAAGCGCGGGTGGTCATAAAGAATGCCAGGTAACGAATTGCCGTTTTTCGAGTGAGGCATTTTTTTGTTCTTCCGTGATGTGTTACAAAAAATAACGGGCCGACGGGTGTATCATGTTTCTGTAATGCCTGGTCAATGGCGCTGGCGGTGCGGTTGTCGATCATTTCTTTATTTCTCCCGAATAACGTTCATGACTCATTATTTCCCAGTTCCGGCCGTCGTCTTTCGATAACAGCCGCCAGCGACGGTTAACCTTCAGACTGAGATATCCGTTGCGCTGTATCCGATGCGGGAATATACGTCGGCATCTGTACCGCCGCAGGACCAGCAACGCCTGCTGGTGGACCCACTCAGGAATTCGCGTTGCTGTTAATGTCACTGGTTTCCTCCTGAGCAGGTGCTGTTATCTGATACCCCGCTCTTTCTGCCAGCCATATGAATGTATCCATGCTGGCAATCAGCTCTCCATCGCGGACTTTGCAGACATCTGTTACCTGGCCATTTTCAATTGTCATAACGATCTGCACTTTTTCGTGCACAACAGATACAGGGGATAAATTAGCCATCAGTTAATTCCTCCGCTGATATATTTTTCTTTCGCGTAATCAATAACCTCTTGTAAAAGGTTGTCTATAATTAACTTTCCGGTTTCAGCCTGGTATTCAGTATGTTGATTAATCCCGATGGCATTCTGGTATGCAGTTCGGAATTCTGTTTCACCCTCCACTCGACCCAATTCACCACGGGTAATATCTTCAAAGCGCAACAGCAACTGGTTTATAAACTGTTCTGTTATTTCTATGGTCGTAATGTTCCCATCCAGAAGGTCAACAATAAGCAGATCACCACCTGTTTTACGTTTTATTCGATGGAGTGCTGCAACAGCTATACGGCGACGATATGTATTAATGGGTTCATGTGTCATTTGTTATTTCCCGTATGCTTTACGCAGAAATAAGCAGGCAATATGCATGTAATTTTCACCGTATTGTGCAATAAGACAGGCGGTCTTGTGTGATGCCATATTCTTTATAAAAGTCATAATAAATCCTCCTGTGGATTAAGATTGTAACAATCCCCGGCGATAAAACCGCAATAAACGTTCAGAGCATATTTGTTGTTATTGCGCTAATTCTTTTTCGGCAGCAGTTTTTGCATACTCACATGCAAAATTCAGAATTTCGCTGCCGAGTGTTTTCGTTTCGTGATTACTGGACATATGTAATACCTGTGTTGCATGCAATAAATGATAAACATTTACCGCAAATGAATCAGGCTCCAGACAAATGCCTTCGTAATTATCTTGCTGTGAGGTTGTTTCTGTCATTGCTTCTGAAGTGCATGCGAGCCTGTTTTTGACAATTCTCTTTCCTCTAATCACTATATCGGCAACATCTATTGCCTTTACAACCTCCGGGAGAAGTTCCGGGTTTGTATAATCAAAGTCATCAACATGGAGAACAGTTATGTTTTCGAACTTTTTCATGGCTTCCTCAGCTGACTTATATGTCCTGCTATATAGCGAGTCTCAGAAGTGTTTTCATATTGAGACTGTTTCCGCAATGATTGATAATCAGTTACCGGATGCTTATCCGTGTCCGGCGCACGACCACACGTAGCCGCGTGTTGGTCCCCATTTTCAATTCAGCTCTCAATGGAGGATAAATGATTAACGCAGAGCAACTCGAAAAAGAGATTTCAGAACTCAAAAAAGAATTAATTTGGCACAAAGTTGCTATCTCCGCATTAATTCGTCAGGTAGTTTCACCTGAAGATAAAGTAAAGTTTATGAAGCAGTTCTCATCTTCATCAAAGGAGTTTTTCACTGACGAGGTTCATCCAGAGGCTGGATTTTGGATCCGTCAATTATTTTCGCAAGATAAGCGTAAATAGCGTCATCAATACTCGCGTCGCTCTTGAATTTAAGAGCGATGCTCTTTATATCCTCTGAAATTATTACCAGATCACCATATGTTATATTTTTATTATTGCGCGCAGTGCTTTTTTGTATGAAATCAAGCAATTCACCAATGAGACAAATATGGTAAGCATCACAGTTTTTCATGCGCAGATATCCTTTGCTGCCGTTTCGCCAGTTAACAGCCACATCGGATCGCAGCCAAGAATATTTGCCAGTGGGATAAGCATACTGATAGTTGGTTCATACTCTCCGCTCTCCCACTGGATGATAATTTCTTCATCGAGATCGAGCAGCCTGGCGAGTTCGGCGGTTGTTAAGCCGCAGGCTTCGCGTTGGGTGCGAAGACGGTTGTTGATTGCAGAATTTTTGTTCTGTAAAAGCATTGCTGACGATAGCTTTCTGGATATGCTATTTGTCATATCCCATGCCAGTCCTGCGCATGACTCTATATCGCTAGAGAGCGTAGCATCAGGTGTTGCTTTTGCTATTAGTGTAATGAGGCTGCCGAGGTTTTTCAGTTCTTCGAGACAGTCAAGAGTTGTAGCTTTATTGATCATGAGATGATACCTCAGTTACGAACTTTGTTTTATGGTAACTAAGGTATCAAGGTGTGGCAAGTGATTTTTGATACTTTGGTTTCTTTTTGTGTTTTGTGTCTGGTTAGAAAATATCCCACCTGGCATCAACCACAACACCTACTATTTCGCAATCATTGTCCATTTCTATGATTGGATATTGTGGATTAAGGGGCTTTAGAAACGCCTTTCCCATTTCAGAAATATATTTTTTGAATGTTGCTTCATTGGTAGATTTTTTTCTGGCGATGACGTAACACCCTGAAAAAACTTCTTTATCTGGGTTGACAAGGATCGACATTCCTTCAGGAAATGTTATTCCTACGGGCGAAGTCATTGAGTCTCCGTGCACTTCCAGCCAGAACCCCCTCTCACCAGCGTATTTTACAGAATGCCTCCAATTATCCTGATCATACATGTTGTAGTCATCACCAGAAGTTGCGAATAATCCTGCCTGAACCCAGTTAATTACAGGGTAAGAGTATGCTGTGTCTCTCTGTGGGCAGCTCTTAACATTATTTTCCCAATGCTTATCTTTTTCATCTCCGTTCTGAAGCCACTGCGGTGAACACTGCAGTGCAGCTGCAACTTTAAAAAGGGTGTCACCGTTGAAACTTTTTGTAAGGCCTTGCTCGGCTTTACTGATTGCAACTCTGGTGACCCCAGCTTTTTTAGCCAACGCATCTTGTGTTAACCCAGCTTTTTGCCGTGCGTTGATGAGACGTTCACCTAAAGACTTCATTTTTCTTCTCCTCTCATGGCTGTTGATACTAAAGTAACAGAATTTCTTGATACTTTGGGTTCCTGTGGTTAACATCGTTGGATAACAAAGTATCTGGTGTGAGACTAAAGAATGACCCTTTATGAAATATTAAAAATTCAATTTAAAACCAATGCCGCTATTGGTCGCAGGTTCCCAAAGAAAGGAAGGCCTCGTGGCAGTCAAGGTGTTGGAAAGTGGAAAACGCGAGGTGTTCCGGAGGATGTTGCCATTCTTTGTCATCTGGATACGAGCATTCCATATACACACCCAAGTCTAGCGAATACAGAAGATGACAAGCCCACAGGAGACCAACAATGAACACCGCAATTTTTAACGGCAAAGCATCCATGACCAGCGTTGAAATTGCAGAGCTGGTGGGTAAACGTCATGACAATGTGAAACGCACTATTGAAACATTAGCCAAAGGTGGCGTTGTCCGGTCTCCTCAAATTGAGGTTTCCGAAAGAATCAATAACTTAGGTTTTAAAGTTCAATATGAGCATTACCTGTTTGAAGGAGAACAAGGTAAGCGCGACAGCATCATTGTCGTCGCACAGCTCTGTCCTGAATTCACTGCTCGCCTGGTAGATCGCTGGCGCGAACTGGAAGAACAGATCCGTAAGCCAATGAGCGAAATCGAAATGGTTGCCGCGATGGCTCTTGAAGCAGTTCGTCAGCAGAAACGGATCACTCAGGTGGAAGAAAAAGTCAGCCACGTTGCTGAAACAGTCGAGCAAATTAAAAAGGGCACTATTCGTGAGGGCTATGCCGGATATCGCCAACTGAAAGCAAAAACCGGTTTGTCAGATGATAAATGCCGCAATCTGGTGAACGCCTATCAGATTCCTACAGACACCCATGAGTTCATGACGCCGGACGGATTGTTGTCACGTCGCGCAATTGTTGCTGTGGAACCGTTTATGGCTGCTTTTTATCGGGTTATGGAGGAAGCAGAACCGCGAGGGACTCGCTGGTATCACCCGAAAATGGGGTTATTTCAGGTTATTGGTTGGCAGCGGTGAAAAAAAGCCGGGAGTAACCCGGCTCACTCAACATCAATAACGGGGAGCTGTTTCGCATAAAACGGCTCCGAAACATCCAAGAACAGTTCTAAAGATATCAGCAGCTATATGATCATTTCAAGACCAAATATTGATTCTGCAATTTCGGGACGTTACACTGTCTCCGCACCTTATAAAGCGGGTGCCGGGATTGGCGTCCTGAAATTGATTACTGAGCATAACCGCGCTCATGCGGTTTTTTCGTGTCATGAGCATTGCTACGCCCAAATTATGGTGGGGCGTACAGGGCCGACTTCGGTCGGGCCGGGTTCGGTAGTCTCCGGTAACGCCAACCCTGTACGTCTCACCACCTCTGTGATTGGCGTCCCATGTGGTGAGTTTTCTAAAAAACTGACTACCGGGGCTGTCACTATGACTACTCTCCCAACCCTCTCTCAACCTGAAATTGCCATCGTTGATGGTCAGGCTGTTACATCTTCTTTGGCTGTTGCTGACTTCTTCTCTAAACGTCATGACGATGTTCTGAAAAAGATTCGCATTTTGGATTGTTCTCCAGAGTTTTGTGCCCGCAATTTTGCGGAGACATCGATTTCGGTAAATCAACCGAACGGCGGTACACGCAAGCTCCCTTGCTATCAAATCACACGAGACGGTTTTGCATTTCTTGCTATGGGTTTCACGGGTAAACGTGCTGCCCGGTTCAAAGAGGCATACATCAACGCCTTTAACCTGATGGAGAAGAGTTTATCAGGTGCCGATGCGTCTGATATGTCAGCTGTCGCACGAAACGCCAGAGGCGTATACCTGCATTTGCGTGAAATCCATCAAATCTGGACAAGCCAGCTTTATCCAATGCTTAAGGCCGTTGAATCTCCGCTGGCTAGCAAACTGTACGACCGTGTTGGTGATGCTGTTTTTGGCGCTGCACTTGTTGATTCTAGGCTGAATGGTTCTGACAAGGAGGTTCGCCCATGATTAGTTACGAAATCATCATCTCCACTACGGAATACAGAAACGATGTATCAGTTCGCACGGATGTATCTGTCTGGCACCGTCGCTATAAATCCAGAAAAACAGCGGAACTGAAAGCGGCAGAGATGTGTGAAACCATCTCAATGAAAGGTAGCCCGGTTAAATACGTAACTACGGCGGAGGTGCGTCCATGATCCGCCACATCGTTAATTCCCTGTATCACCGATACAACCGTTGCCCCCGAGTGGGGCAGTGGTTTACCACCAGCAACGGCCTCGTTCTGCGGGTTTGCCTGGTCAATGCAGAAAGTCAGAAGGTTGTCTGCCAGGTGCAGGGGCGTACTTATACCCTGAGTTACCCGCTGGTGGCGTTTCAGTCCGGAAAAATGTTTAAGCGTCTGGGAGGTGTCGTATGAGTAGCAAGATCCTCGGTAATGTCTGGGATGCATGCGCAGCATATGGCGTCAAAGGTGCAAAACTGATGATTATGGCGCGCCTGGCTGATTATTCGAATGATGACGGGGTGTGCTACCCGGGTGTTGAAACCATATGTCGACAGCTTGGATTGGGAGAAAGTACAGTCAGAACGGCAATCTCCGAACTGGAGGCTGATGGCTGGCTGACGCGTCAGTCACGCCGCAAAGGTAACCGTAATACGTCCAATCTTTATCATCTGAATGCTGATCGGCTTGAGCAGCTTGCCAGAACTGAGCGGGATAAGGTTGCAGAACTGAAACAGCAGCGCAGACTTTCAGTATTACGTGACCCTTCAGATTCTGAACCTTCAAAATCTGAACCGTCAGAATCTGTATGTTCAGGCGTGTTTGACCCTTCAGATTCTGGCAAAAATACGCGTTTGACCCTTCAGAATCTGACTCCAGATCCACAAGGTTTAAAACATGAACCACCAGTAAATTCAAAACATGAACCGCAAGATATTGGCGCATCCGCTGACGCGTCTGCACCAGCGCGTTCTGCCAGACAGGAATATTCACCGGAATTTGAACAGGCCTGGCAGGAATATCCCAAACGTGCTGGTGGCAATTCCAAATCAGCAGCCTTCAAAGCCTGGAAAGCCCGTATCAGGGAGGGAATAAAACCGGAGACCATGCTTGATGGCGTGAAGCGGTATGCCGCCTGGGTACGTGCTACAGGAAATACCGGCACACAGTTCGTGAAGCAGGCTGCGACGTTCTTTGGACCCGATCGTCACTTCGAAGATTACTGGCAACAGCCAGCCGCTCACGGAGGTGGGCGACAGCGACAGGTCGATGTCCTGGCTGGCCTGGGAGCCATGTCTGACAAATTCGGTAAATCCAGTAACAAATTGACATTCTGAGGTGACAGCGATGATGACGATTGACCAACGTGAGAAACAAACAAGACTACAGGCGCGAATGGATGAGTTACGGGCAGAAATGGATGAGTTACGGGCAGAGATTGCATTTGCTCAGAAGGGCGAAAAGCCATGGCCTTATCGTTCCTGCCTGATGCGTGAAGGTCGCGGATATTGCGAAAAACACGGTAAATATCGTACGCATATACTGGTGTGGATCGATCGTAATGGCGAGGACAGAGAAAAAATTTCATGCTGCCCTGACTGCTTGATCGCTGAGGCCAGTGATTTGACCATGGAACTGTCGTCCCTCAAGGCGGAAGAACTGACTGATAACGCCGGAATTGCTCTGCGTTTTCGGGACTGCGAGTTTGATAATTATCTGGAGGTTAATCCTGACGCAGCCAGAAATCTTGCGGCCTGTCGCCGCTATGCGGAGAACTGGCCAGATATGCTGGAGAACGGTACCAGTCTTGTTATGACCGGCAGTTGCGGTACCGGGAAAAATCATCTGGCGGTATCAATGGCAAAACACATCATCCGTAACTATCTGGCCAGTGTGGAGATCACCGACGTGATGCGCCTTACCCGGGCTGTGAAAAACTGCTGGCGGAATGACAGTGAAAAAACAGCGGATGACGTCATTGAGCATTATGCGTCACTGGATTTGCTGATTGTCGACGAAGTCGGCGTTCAGTTTGGCAGTGCGGCTGAAATGGCCATTTTGCAGGAAATTATCAATGCCCGGTATGAGGGTATTTTGCCAACTATCCTGATCAGCAACCTTTCACCGGAAGAATTGTGGGCGTTCATCAGTCCCCGGATTGCCGACAGAATCACCGATGGCGGGCGCAACTGGTTGTCGTTTAACTGGCCCAGCTACCGTTCTCGTATCGGAGGTGTTGCCGCATGACCAGCCAGAACACCCCGGCATGGCGTAACGATGACCTGGAAGGCGCTGTCATCGGTGCGTTTTTTCTGCGTGGGGCCGATCCGGAAGTGATGGATATTCTGGCCACACTTCCGGCGGATGTATTTTTTGTGCGTCAGTACCGGGATATTTACGCGGGGATTTGCAGACAGGCTAGCATATCCGGCGTCATTGACCCCGTACTGCTGTGCAATGAGATGCCGGAACTTGCCCCGGTGATTACCGACACCGGACGCAAAACCTGGGTGAAGTCTTCACTGGAGCACTATGTCGCAGCGTTGCGGCGCAATGCCGCACTGCGCGATGCAGAAAAAACACTGACTGAAGCATTACAGAATTTACGTGATGCGTATACCTGTGAAGCAGCCGAGGATGCCCTGAAGGATGTGCAGAACATGATGGCCTCACTGTCGACCGGAAAGGGCGTCATTCAGCCGGTTCACATTGATGATGTCCTTCCGGAAGTGGTCGACCGTGTTGAATGCCGCAATCAGGGACTGGAGAAATCCAGGGCGCTGATGACCGGTATTGATGAACTGGACGCAAAAACGGGCGGTATGGAGCCCGGAGACCTGGTATTCATTGCCGCCCGTCCTTCGATGGGGAAAACCGAACTTGCGCTGGACATCATCGACAAGGTGACTGAGCAGGGGCATGGCGTGCTTCTGTTCACCATGGAGATGGCGAACATCCAGATTGGTGAACGTATGGTGTCTGCTGCCGGTGGAATGCCGGTATCCCGTCTTAAGTCTGTTGCCCGTTTTGAAGATGAAGACTGGGCGCGTTTCTCGCAGGGCGTGGGACGAATGACGGGGCGTAATATCTGGATGGTGGATCAGGCAAACCTGACCATTGATGAGATATGTGCAACCACGAAGCACCACCGGATGAAACACCCGGAAACGGCGCTGGTGGTGGTCGATTACCTCGGTCTGATTAAAACCCGCAGCACGGGGCGTCACGACCTTGCTGTGGGGGAAATCTCAAAGGGACTTAAAAGCCTGGCAAAATCCGGCGGTTTCCCGCTGATTGCTCTGAGCCAGCTCTCCCGAGGCGTGGAATCCAGACCCAATAAACGTCCCATGAACTCAGACCTGAAAAACTCCGGGGAAATAGAGGCTGATGCCGATATCATTCTGATGCTTTACAGGGATGAGGTGTATAACCCGGATACACAGGCCAGAGGCATAGCAGAAATCAACATCACGAAACAGCGTAATGGCACACTCGGGACCATTTACCGGCGTTTTCATAACGGACATTTTCTGCCTGTGGACCAGGAGAGTGCCCGGGTTCTTTCCACTCCCATGACGCCGGGCAATCCGCGCAGATACAGCAATAACCGCATGTCGGGCAGTAAAACGGAGCGTTTATTTTGAACAACAGAACAATCACTGTTTCACCGGAACAACTTCGTCGGCAGGCGCAGGAGATGCTTCGTTGTGCTGAACAGATGGAAAAAACGAGCGTGAAAAAAGATACGCTCCGCAAGCAGCTTACTCCGGCGCTTCGTGATCTGCTGCAGGCAAAACACCGCACACAAAAGGCGGTGGATGAGCTGGTGGATTGCGTGGCGGAACTGGAAGGACAGGTAAGCCAGTTTGAAATACTGGTGAAGGAGTTTACTGCGTGATGACTGAGTTTTTTTCTCTGTATGCATTCAATATCGTTTGCTGAGGTGACCGTGAGAGCACTGCTGACCCCTGAAATTGCCCCGCGTATGGGGATTGTATTGTTCAGGCCCGGTTCAGAGCTGATGCCCCTGTTTATGCAGGGGCGTGTCCTGCTGGAGCCTGAGCCGGAACGTTATTCATCTTTCGCCAGCGGTGCCGTTCCGGCGGCATCACAACCGCTGGCGGATGATCCTGCCGTTCGGGCCGTGTTCCGCAATGAGGCAGTGATCCGTCGTGCTGGTGGCGTGGAATGTCTTGAAAGCTGGTTACTTCGTGAAAAGGGCTGTCAGTGGCCTCATTCCGACTGGCACAGCGAGAACATGACCACAATGCGACACGCTCCGGGTGCAATCCGTCTGTGCTGGCACTGCGATAATCAGCTGCGCGATCAGTTCACGGAACGGCTGGAATCAAGGGCAACGGATAACTGTGCCCGCTGGGTGTTGTCTGTTGTGCGTCGGGATCTCGGTTTTGATGACAGTCACGTTGTGACAATGCCGGAACTGTGCTGGTGGCTGATTCGTAATGACCTGGCGGATGCCTTACCGGAAAGTGCAGCCCGTAAGGCACTGAGATTACCGAAGCCTGTTGTGCCGACTGTTACCCGGGAAAGTGACCTTGTGCCTTCGGTTCCTGCCACCAGCATCATCCGGGATAAGGCGAAAAAGGTGCTGGCGCTGAAAGTGGATCCGGAGTCGCCGGAGTCTTTTATGTTACGCCCAAAACGTCGCCGCTGGGTTAATGAAAAGTACACGCGCTGGGTTAAGACACAGCCGTGTGCATGTTGTGGAAAGCCTGCTGATGATCCCCACCACCTGATAGGTCACGGTCAGGGTGGAATGGGAACAAAAGCGCATGACCTTTTTGTGTTGCCTTTGTGCAGAAAACACCATGACGAACTGCATGCGGATACCGTGGCATTTGAAGAGAAGTATGGCTCCCAACTGGAGCTGATATTTCGTTTTATCGATCGCGCGCTGGCGATTGGTGTGCTGTCCTGA